AGTTCAAGGCGGCGGTTGGCATTACCGACTCAACCGATGACGCTGCGCTCCAGAATGTGCTGGACGCTACCGACACGCTGATCGATCTCTACTGCGACCGAAAGACAGGATTCGGCACCGCGACCGAGACGCGCTACTACACCGCTGAAGCCTACGACTATGTGCTGACCGATGATCTCGTGAGCGTCACGACGCTGACCACCGACGATCTTGAGAACGGCACCTACTCAACGACTTGGACTGCCAACACAGACTTCCAGCTCACGCCAAAGAACTACGCGCTAGACGGCTTGCCGTACACCGGCATCAGCCGCAGCAACGCCTTCACCAAGAACTTCCCCAAGGGCATCTTCCTTGGCGTGAAGGTGGTCGGCGTGTTCGGCTTCCCTGCGCTCCCAGCCGCTGTCGTACAGGCGGCCATCATCCAGGCTGGCGCTGTGTGGAACAGCCGCACCGCGCCATTCGGCGTGATCGGATCGGCTGACCTTGGCGGCATTCTGCGAATGAGCCGCGCCCTGCACCCAGAGGCCGCACTGATCCTTGAGCCGTACCGCAATCGCGGTGGCTTGGCGGTATGACCGACCTCACGATCCTTGACGCAATCGCCGCGCGTCTAGAGGCCGCCACAGACCCTACTGGCTACACGCTCCGTAAGGCATATGCCACTCCGCCAGAGTCGCTGCCAGTCACGCCGTGTGCGGTTCTCTTCCCTGGCGATGACTCAATCACCATCGGCAACGGCAACCGGACCACGGTGCTGACGGTAGCCATCCGCATCTATCTGCTCCCCATCCCACGAATGGATGACAAGTACCGCGACCTCTACACTTGGCGTGCTTGGCTCCGAACCGTGTTCGATGGAGCCGTGACGATTAGTGGAAACGCTGCGCAAGTGGCAGTGGTCAGCACTACACTCGGCACAGATACCTATGCCGATCAGGAATACCTGACCGTAGAAGCAAGTGCGGAAGTCACGGTCTTTGACACCGTGGCGTTCACCGCGTAGAGCAAGGAGATACAAGATGCCAACCTTCGGCGCAAAGGCTCTGACGCGAATCGCTACTGCGTCGCAGGCCGCATTCGGAACCGCAGCTGCAATCGGCACCGCCACTGGCGAGATCCTCTTCAACGAGACGATTGGGTCACTCGACCTGGGCGTGACCGTTGATCTTGGCGAGACCGTATCCGTTGGCAAGCGCACCGCCATTCAGGCGAGCCAGCCAACCATCACCGGCAAGGCTCCAATCATCACCATCGCTGAGGGTCCTGCTTCGATGCGCACCCTTCCGCTGATCTTTGATGCTATTGGTGCAAGCACCACAGGCGCAGGGCCATACACCTGGACTTGGTCGCCAACGCAGGGCGATGTCGACACGCTCGTCTTCTACTCCTTCCTTGTTGAGGATGGCGTGCAGAAGTATCTCGTGCGAGATGCTGCGCCTACCGAGATCACGATGTCAGCAGACGCAACAGGGCTGCTCCAGGCTGGTGCAACCTTTGCTGCTACGACGGCTGCGACTTCAGCGCTTGCCTTCCCTACGGCGATCCCTGCCAACCCATTCTTGGCTGGGCGCTTGATGAAGCTGAGCACCGACACCAACTTCCCTGACAAGAGCGGCACAGGCGCGACCGCCTACGCTTCGATCTACAACTTCAACCTGACGATCAACACAGGCGTGGGGATGGTCACGGCTCTTGATGGCAGCCTTACGGCCGCTACCGCAGCGCTGACCGGTGTGCTTGATGCAACGCTGACCTTCACGGTAGCGAGCAACTCAGCAGCTGGGTCAACCTTCCCAATCACCGACATCGCCACCCAGAAGTACCTGCGCCTCTTCGGCACCACCACCGATAACTACGGCGTGTGGATTCTCGGCTCGTGGGAGATCGAGAACATCGTTCCTCTCTCTTCCGATAACGAAGGCGTTGTGGTGAATGAAGTGACCTGCCGACTGGCGTATGACACGACCTCCGGCAAGTCGCTCGAAGTGGTGATTGACTCGCCGCTGGCAACAGCGCCATAAAGCAGAGCGCCTAGGGCGCTAGTAGGAGGATCAATATGGCCGAGAATCGAACCATCGTTCTTGATGGCGACTTCGCAGGGTGGAAGGCTGAGATCAGGTCTGGCGTATCCGCAAGGATTCTGCTCGACCTCCAGTCATCAATCCCATCTAGGGTGCTACCAGCGTTCGCCGCGCTAGTCGTATCGCACAACTTCAAGGGTATCAACGGCGAAGAGATCACCGATGTCCTTGACGCACCGGTAGATGCACTCACTGAGTTGATGGCGCAATGGGCGAAGGGGAATCAACTGGACCCCAAGTAAGGCTCGCTGCACGGCGAATGGCACACGGTCAGTCGATCGTTCCACCGCCAGAGATCATCTTCCATATCCTTGCCCAGAAGTTTGGGATGTGGCCAGACCAAGTGGCGAGCCTGCCGATAGAGCAAGTCCTGGCAGCGTGGGAACTCCACGCAGAGATGCAGCCGAAAGGTAAGTAAGTGGCAGTCAACGGTCTAGAGCTTGAGATCCAGGGCGATGTCCGCAAGCAGACCGACGCGCTCCAGAAGGTTTTTCTGGAGACACTTGGCTGGAAGGGCATCCGCAAGCTAGAGCAGTTCGCTACTGTCAACGCTGCTCGCGCTCTTGCACCCTATGTACGAGCTGCTGCACCGACTGACTCCAAGGCACTTGCCAAGTCAGTGCGTGGGCGTAAGTCGCGCATCACTCGACCAGGTGCCGTCGTTGGTCCTGTCGGCGGCAGGAGGGGCGTTTGGTACGGCTGGCTGACCGTCAAGGGAGTCAAGCCACACCGCATCCCTAAACTGACTGGAGGACAGCAGGCAGGGCAGGCAGTCAACGCAGCCCTTGATCGACTCGGCGCAGGTCACTCAATCTTCGGACCAACGCCTGGCTTCCTGCATCCTGGAACTCGTGGCGATAACTTCGTCATCGAGACGGTTGCCGCTAAGATCCAAGTAGGGAAAGACGCGATGGCCGCAACGATTGTGCTGCTGCTCAACGATGAAGCAAAGCGCAATCAGGTGCTAGGTCTAGAAACCTCCTACAAGAACAAGACCGCGTCACGCTGGCAGTCCGAACCGTGGGGTCGCTACTGGAAGGATGCCGACTACCTAGAGACCGTTCTCGGCTCTAAGAAGAAGGGAACTCGACCTAGGGAGACCATCGTCACCACCGGCACCGTTGAGGGCGCACTGATGAAGCGCACCATTATGGGAATCAAGGCAGCAAGGTAGGAATGAAGAATGGCTAATGTCGCAGTCAACGCAACGATCAGCGCGCGAGACGCTGCCTCTGGCAATATCAACAAGGTCAACAAGAGCCTGAAGGCGCTCCAGTTTGGCTTTGCCGCAGCAGGTGTCGCCGCAGCTGCTCTTGCCAAGTTTGCGTTCGATGCAGTCAAGGCAGCAGCAGAAGACGAGATGTCCAATGCGCGCCTGAACGCTGCGCTGAAGGCACGCGGATTCCTGACTGACGATCTTGCCAAGAAGGTCAAGCAGCAGACTCTAGCAATGGCTGCGCTCGGCATCACCGATGACCAGGTGCGTGCCGGTATCGAAGTGGGGTCACGATTCTTCGCCGACCAGACCACCATCCTTCAGGCGAACACCGTCGCCGCAGATGTTGCGGCCGTCACAGGGCAGTCGCTTGCAGATGTTATTACGACCATCGGCAAGGGCGCACAGGGGCAGCTGAAGGGCCTTCGCGCGCTCGGCGTGCAGGTCAATAAGGGCGCGACCGCGCAGGACATCCTGACCGCAATCTCGGCGAAGTACTCAGGCATCGCCTCAGAGATTGCCAACACGACAGGCGGAAAGTATCTCGCGGCGCAGGTGTCTCTCAACGAGAAGATGGAGGAGTTCGGCTACCGACTGCTTCCAGCCGTGAACGCGGCGATGGACTTTATGACCCAGACCGTAATCCCAGCGGTGCTCGGAGTTCTTGAGAATATGGGCGCAGGGATTGGTCGAGTCATTGACGATCACTTCAATCCGTTGATGGATTCAATCGCAGAGACAGGCGACCTGCTTGGACTCAACTTCCACATTGAGGAAGGAACCTATTGGGATAATGTGTTCAAGCCACTCACCGCCGCTCTTGACACGGCACGCCTTGCGATTGACGCATTCAACACAGCCTACGAGTTTATGCTTGAACTGACTGGACAGAGCAAGCCTGTTGACCTCACGACTACCCAGACTGGGCTGACCGTTGATCCTGCTACCGGTATGACGATCCCAGTCGCAGGCGGCGGAGCCGGTGCTGGCACGACCACCGTCGTGACCACGGTCAACATCGGCACCGAGAAGGTCGACACCGTGATTGCTGGAGGCTTGCGTCGCATCAATGTTGGCGGCCGTCAGTAAATGGCGAACCCATTCAGCTTGATCATCGCTGGAGTAGATAGCGGCGCAAACCTGCTTGACCTCCCTGCGCCAACGGCGACCACTACGCCCTATGTCGAACTTGGCTCGTTGAGCCTGACGCTCGCAGCAGACGGCG